TAGCGTCACATCCGTCATACGCTAACAGAGAATACTTAGCAGACCCAGCATTACAAGTTAGACCAGATCTAGATAAATTAAAATTTGACCACAGCGAAATAGAAGATGTTCGTGGAACTAATTTTAGAACAGCATACTGGGATATCTACGGGAACTATCCATCTAAGGTTAATCTATACAAGAGAAGAATGAAGTTTAAGATTGACTGCCATCCAGAAAACTTTCCAGAAGAAGATAGACCAAGAGTTTCTTTAATGACTATTGCTCTTGGAACTATCGATAATCATATGATTAAAATTATTATGATTCCTCCAGGAGCAGAAGAATGGATGTGGTGGAACGAAGTTTCATTCATATCAGATAAACATATTGATAAAATATGTAGGAGAAAATAATGAAATATTTAATACCGTTTTTGTTTTTGTTGCCAGTTGCGCAAGCAGATGATTCAGAATTTTGTAAAGTAAAAGCATATTTGGCAAAAGACATTGTTTCAAATATACTAGAGGGATTAGATCCTTCTAACATTAACTTTGCATTTCCTAATGTTAGATCACCTGAGGAAGAACAGGAATCAATTAAATTTGTTAATGATCTAATGCATCAAGTAAGAAAATTAATGCAAGAAGAAAGTGATCCACAAAAGATACATGATATCATTAAAGATACTTGTGTAAATCCATATGAAACATCAACGTAAGGAGATATAATGGCAAAAGTAAAATTAGATAAACCGTTACATTACAGTGCTGCTCAATTTAAAAAGACAGGGCAAGGTGGTAGTCGTAGGGCAAGTTTGCAAATGATGAATAAGCATAAGCGCAGAGGATTTAAAGCGTATCGTGGACAAGGAAGATAATTTTACTTTAATTATAGATTGTAGTATAATATATGAATAACTTGGAAATGATAAAGTTTTTATCCGCTCTAAAGAACTTTGTTTCTTCATATTGGAAAGGTAGAATAGAAGAAATTATTGTGAGATTAGGGGGAAAACCTAAATAATAGACTGCTCCATAAAATGGAGCTGATGGAGTTTTGGAAGTTGTACTTAGCACCAGAAACAATTTTCATTTTTCAATAACAAAAGGAGTCATTTATGGCTATCAATTGGAATCTTGCGGCACACGTCGCAGTTGTCATGGTTGTTGTTAATCTTGTAGGCAACATGACAGGTTGGTGGTAATCTACAAACCACGTTAAACTATGATTTGAACAGGTTTTACCAGTCCTCCCTTAAAGGACTGGTTTTTTATGGAACAAAGACAAAGAGATAAAGGTAAAGGTAACGTTTTATGTAATGGTCCACGGATGAAGTATTATGCTCCGAATGGACTTTACACTATGGGATGTAACTATCCTCCAGTTGAAGTAGACGCAACTTCTATTATTGATAGAGAAGTTATAAGGAAGTGGGCAACTGGAACGGTAGAGATGAGAACTGATACCGTAGTGTTAAATCGTGCCAGCTTAGAAACGTTGAAGGAACATAAAAAATTCTTTCAAAATCCAGAAAACACTATACAGATTCTTGGAACTTTTAATATTCTAAGAAATTATTATAGTTCTGGTCATTGGGCAGCTATGGCAATGATCAAACTTGGTTACACAGAATTAGATATTTACGGTTGTGATTCGTGGTGGGATATCGATATTGGAAGTTATACTGACAACTTCATAGAAAAAGGTAAACCAAATTACAATCCTAAATTTGTTGGAGAGTGGCGTAAGTCTTGGCATAGAATGTCAAGAGAAGAAGGTAAAGGTGTTACGTTTAATTTTATTGATAAAATAGAAAACGGCAAAGTAATTTCTGATAGTATATTTATAGACAGAAAAGCTCAACTTGATCCATGAGGAGAGAACTGATGAAATATATGTTCGTAATTCTTACAACTTGTTTTTCGATTTTAGCATTTCCCGATCCTGTAGTTTCCCCCAGACATGTTGTAGATGAATATCCAGTTTCAAAAGATTTAACTGAAGCTGAGACCAAACAAGTAAACTGCTTAGCAAAAAATATTTACTTTGAAGCTGGCAATCAATCAAAGCTGGGACAGAAAGCAGTTGGACTTGTAACCCTTAATAGAGTTAACAGTTCAAGATTTCCAAACAGCATATGTAAAGTTGTTAAGGAAGCAAGATATTCTAAGTGGCATAAAACAAGAACAGGTAAACTTGTTCCTCTAAGAAATAAATGTCAATTTAGTTGGTACTGTGATGGTAAGTCAGACAATATAACTGATCGTCGTGTTTTTGCGAAAATATATAATATAGCAAAGAAACTTTACTTGAATCAAGATACGGTATATGATATAACTAAAGGTGCTTTATGGTATCACGCTGATTACGTTTCTCCTTATTGGAAAAAAGCAGTCACGAAAACTGTGAAGATTGGGCAGCACATATTTTATAAGGATAATAAACATGATGCAAAAACTAAACTTTCAAGTAACCGAAGGGCAGAAGTCCGCTCATTCGTTTTACTTGCTGATGGACGATATAAATCATAATTCTTGTAAGTCTGTTATTGAATGGATTTTTGAATGTAACTTTACTGAGGAGAGACCTGAACTACTAAATCTTGTTGTATGTTCTCCAGGAGGAGATCTTAATTCAGCTTTTGCTTTGATTGATGTTATGAGAGGTTCAGCAATACCAATCAGAACCTTTGGGATAGGACAGATTGCTTCAGCAGGACTTTTAATTTTTATTGCTGGAGAAAAGGATATGAGAATATTGACCCCAAATACTTCCATACTTTCTCATCAATACTCATGGGGTGCTTTTGGTAAAGAACATGAACTCTTTGCGCAAGTAAAGGAATTTGATCTAACAACCAAAAGAATGATAACACACTACAAAAAATGTACAGGACTTACAGATAAGAAGATCCGAGAGGTTTTATTGCCCCCACAGGATACTTGGCTCTCTGCTGTGGAGGCGAAGAAGCTGGGACTCTGCGATATGGTGAAAAATTTAGATTAATTCCTTTACTTTAATTAAGAACTGCGGTATAATTATAGTTCTTGATAATTGTGGAGGTGTTATGGGTATTATGCCAGCGTGGTATACGACTACGAGTTCCAAAAAGCGTAAGAAACTAGTACATAGAACTGCTGATTCTAAACGCAGAAACGATGCTAATAGAGAAAACTGGCAGAAACTTCTTAAGAAATACGAAGTCAAAGGCACCGCACCGAAACCTGATGTATACAGAGGTAATATAAAGTATCCTATCGGAAGAGAGGATCAAAAGATACCAAGTTATTCATCAGGTGTTGGCGTTGCTACTAAATCTGATTCCAAGAAGTATACTGGAAATAAGATGTTAGGTATCGGAACATTGCATAAGTCTAATGCTGTTCCAATCTTTAGTGATGGTGAAGCAAAAGATATTGCCAAAATGCGCAGATAACTTTACTTTAATTTGATAATGGAGTATAATGATATGATGATAACTACTAAACTTGAAAACCAAACTCTCTCAGAACTATACACCTACGGTCACATGGGTGTAATCAAAGAACGATTATCTAAGCTGCAAAAACAACGTATGAAGTTGGACCAGTTTATGTCTATGTTTCTGGAAAAGTTTGAGCGTCAAATGAAATACGAAGAGTTAGACACTCCTGTGTGGGATCTTTATCGCAAGAAGAATAAAGAATATACTGAGGTGTGTTCACAAATTAAAAAAGCAACATATTATCTAAACAAATAAGGAGAACTTGATGTTGGTTCATTACGTACCTGACGTAACATTTAATACACGAGTAAGAGACGAATCTATTCTGGGTGATAATCCATACACTTGGAGAGAAAGAACTACCGATAGTTACTTTGCTAACAAGAAAGTAATTTTATTTTCATTGCCAGGAGCTTTTACTCCAACATGTTCAACGTATCAACTACCAAACTTTGAAAAGATGTATGACGAATTCAAAGCACAAGGTATTGATGACATTTATTGTATGTCCGTTAATGATGCATTTGTAATGAATGCATGGGCAAAATCGCAAGGACTTGTCAACGTAAAAGTTATTCCTGATGGTAGTGGTAGGTTTACTCGTCATATGGGAATGTTAGTAGATAAGGACAACGTAGGATTTGGTATGCGCTCTTGGCGTTATGCTGTGTTGGTGGATAACAAAGAAATTACTCATTGGTTTGTAGAGCCAGGAAAAGAAGATAATCACGGAGAGGATCCTTATGGAGAAACTTCACCTGAAAATATTTTCAAAACTATCTCAAGAATCAATGGTATGTAATGTTTAAAAATGCTAATGAGTTTTCACTTTATATAGAGCAGATGGTTCGGGAAAAGAAACTTTCTTATATGGATGCTATACTAGAATACTGTAAGGAAAATTATCTTGAGCCATCTGATGTTAGTAGTTTTATTAACTCAAATTTAAAGGACAAACTAGAATTAGAATTTAGAGATTTAAACTATCTACCACAACAAGGAAAACTTGACGTATAATTATGAATGGGTTTAAAGCATACAAATATTATATGGCTGTGAAGTTGCACTTTACTACTGACAAGTTTGACGTGTTTCAAAATGGGGGTAAGGTAAAGGGATCATTAGATGCTTTTAAAAAAAGATCAGATAGATTTCATTTTGAAAACCTTGCCCACAAAATATCGGAAGATAGAAAGTTGATTCAGTTTTATGTATCTAACTTTGCTTACGGTAACCATGGTATGATCTGGGAGCATGAAGAAGCTCAAAAAAACTATACTACTTGGGTTAAGCGTAAGGAGAGTATGGCTTACATATTCAGAGAAGATACTTTAAAAATAATTGATCATTGTGAGCGTGAACGGATTGATCGAAACCATTTGTATTCATTCGTTGATGGTGATTATCCAGAGTTACTAAAACTATACGTCGGCAAACACATTACTTTAGAGACGATGAGAATTTTAGATGACTTTGATTCTTACCTAGACGAATGGAAACAAAACGATTCTTTGGCTTTGTTATGGGATGATGAAAGAAGAAGAATCGAAAAGGCAAGAGGGTTCATTAAGTATGACAAGAAACGTGTTGAACCTGACTATATTAATTTACAGAAGGAGATGACTTTTTTCTAATTATGGGACGCACTTACAGAAGGCATGCTGAAGATTATGATGATTCAAGAACAAAGAAGCAGAAAAAATCTAAACGCATGAAGGTTATAAATAAACATGTTGAGGAAGATTACAATGAAAAGTTTTTTGATTTTAATTCCGAAACGACATATACTAATACATACGACAAATAAAAATACAGGAGATACACATGGATATTGAAAAATTAAGAAGTATGCGCAACACTGACTTCGGTCAAATTTCTAAAGCGTTTGATAAGATCACCAACCCATCCTCTGAGACTAAATCCTATGTCGATGAGAGATTCTGGAAACTTCAACCAGATAAAGCAGGTAACGCTACAGCTGTCATCAGATTCCTTCCACGAGTTGAGGGTGATGAGTTACCATGGGTTCGGATATTCAAACATTCTTTTCAAGGTCCAACTGGACGCTGGTATATTGAAAATTCATTAACTACTTTTGGAGACAAAGATCCAGTTAGCGAAATGAATAATCGTCTTTGGAACTCTGGTTCTGAAGCCAGCAAAGATCTAGCCAGAAAACAAAAACGTAGATTAACATATACTACAAATATTCTTGTTATCAGTGATCCTAAGAATCCTGAGAACGAGGGTAAAGTTTTCTTGTTCCAGTTTGGTAAGAAAATCTTTGATAAGATTATGGATAAAGCACGACCAACCTTTGAAGATGAAAAGCCAGTAAACGTTTTTGATCTTTGGGAAGGTGCTGACTTTAAATTGCGCATGCGTAAAGTCGATGGGTATGCCAACTACGATCAGTCTCAGTTTAGCGAACCATCTCAACTCTTTGACGCCGACGAGCAGAAACTGCTAGATGTTGTAGGGCAGCAACACAAACTCAGTGAGTTCTTAGATAAAGATAAGTACTTCAAAACATACGAGGATTTATCTAGGAAACTAGTCGATGTTCTTGGTGAGGGTGAACCTATGCCAACTGCATCTGATATTGCTGAGCAAAAAGTTCCTACTCCTGCAGCAGCACCAGCAGCTGCTAGTTCCTCGGGTGATGATGATGGGATGTTATCTTACTTCCAAAAGATTGCTGAGGAAGACTAAAAGAAAGGGGAGCTCTGCTCCCCTTTTATCTATAAGCGAATCTGTTTCTTTGATCAGATAATCTTCTAAACGAAGAATCTTCATTTCTAGTTGGTAGTATAACATTACCAACTTTATTGTTATTAACCATTGTATTTGTTCTAGCGTCAGTAACAATAGTTGTCTCGCCACTAGGTGTTCTCTTCATTTCTTCATTATCTGCAGACATTTGGCTGACCTCAACACTGGAAGTGTTAACAGGTGCTTCTCCAAAGTCACCATAGTTTGTATATGAACTTACTGGTCTTCCTACTGGAGCAGCAACAGGTCCTTGTAATTTTTTCTTCTCAGCTTCTAAATCATCTATTTTGTTTAGATACTGATTTTTTCTACCCATTGCCATTCGTTTCATAGCATCAGAACCACTACCTTGTAATATTACATCTTCTTTTTCTATCAGAAATTTTTGGGTAGCAATTTTCTTGTCTATATCATCTATCTTTTCTTGCGTTTCTTCATCAATTACCCTTTGATCATACTGGTCCATACTTACAGACATTTGGTCTGTCTTTTCTTGTATAATTGATTGAGACCTTGAGATATCTGACTCTTGTTTTTGTATTTGAGCTTGGATATCTTTTTTCATACCCTCATTTGTGCTTGGATCATTCATCATCTCATTTAATGATGATATTCTGTCACGTGATTTTTGAATGTTTCTTTGTTCTTTTCTTATATCATATGCAAGGATTTCATCCTTTTCTTTTTGCATTTCTGATTTATCGAAACCATCAAATCCAGGGATATATTTTGCTATACCATTAAACCATTCTTTGACTGAATAAACAGCTTTTTGTATTCCCATAGCCATGTCTTCAAAAAATTCTACTATTGGTCTTACAAAAATTCTATCAATCTCATCAACTAACGGTCTAACAGTTTCTGCGTCAAGTAATCCGAATGTTAAGAAAGATAGTACTCCACCTAATCCTTGAATTATGGCTTCTTTAATATCTCCACTTTCTTTCCATTCTTCCATTCCGTCAAGTATTCCTGCTCCAAGTGAAGCAGCCAAAGCAAGAAGTGGAAAAGCTCTTGCTAATATTCTTACGGCAAATCCTGGACCAAAGATAGTCCCAACTGCAAGTCCTAGAGCAGTACCTATTGCTGATGACCAATCGTCCCACCATTGAACTAAATCAACTCCAAACCACTCTATAATTTTTTCGTGTAAAAATTGCCCACCAGCAATAAATCCTTCTTTGATTCCTTCTTTAATTGCTGGCCAGTTATCTATAAACCACTGCTTTAGTGGCTCTAAGATAACTTCGTCTACGAAGGTTACCATATTAGAAAAGAACTCATCCATATTTTGTCCTAGATCTTCGAAAGAAATACCTAGACTCTCAGATAATCCCTTAAACGTAGTGTCTAATGATTTTCCTATACCTTCAAATGATAAACCTAAACCCTCAGCCAATCCTTTAAGTGCCGACCCTATTTGGTCTTTGAACGCCAACCCTAAAGCACCTAATCCTAATCCCATAACTAGTTTGTTACCCATCAAACCAGATATCATACCACCTGCTCCACCGAGCAATCCTTTACCTGCCCCAAGAATAGAAGAACCTGCATTTTTAGCAAAATCCCCAAGACCACTGAGAGATTTTTGCAGTTTTTTGTTTTCTTTATTTTCTAGTTTTTCTACACCTAGTAAACTATCTAATAATCCAGTTTGAGTTTTCAACTCATCAGCAATGCCTTTTGACATTTTAGCTTGTTCGAGTTTATCCTCTTTGTTATTAGATTGTTTTTGTGCAGATAAAACAGATGTAAAGGTAGCCATATTACTTTTTACTTTCTATTCTTTGTTTTTCTTCTTCTAGGTGTTTAACAAGTAACGAAACATATATTTCTCTTTCAAATGGTATCATCTCTTCAATTTCAGTCAAACTATATTTGTGGTGTTGCATTAACGAAAAATTCATGTTATAATAATTTGATAAACTATCATGACCAAGGTTTATTAAAAAAAATTGTTCATGCCCTCTATAATTCTGTTGTGCTGTTTACTGCAAACAGGACATTTATATTGAACACTAGAACTTATTTTAGGTGTTGTCTCAAAAAACTTTTGAATTTTAGCAAATTGGTCTTGAGTCAAGTTGTTTAAAAATTCTGACATCTCTTCTTCAGAAGTTTCTTTGCTGTAAAATACTTCGTCACTGTTATAAATGTATTCAATACACTTTCCAATAACATTAAAAACAGTTTCGAGGTTGTTTTCACTAATTTTTCCTATAATTTCTAGCATATCTATAGACGGATACTTCATAACTACGCCAACATCGTCAAAAAGTGGTATTTTTTTGTTATGAGATTCGTCTTTTGTTACCTCAATTTTAGTTAAATCTATTGGTATCTTAATTTTTGCCTTCTCATCATCACAATCATCGCATGAAAAGATTAATTCTACTGTCTCTCCCACTGATTTAGCACGGATTTGAGTAAAAAGATACTCCAAATCAAATAATGCTAACTCATCAGGATTAACTTTACCTAAAGTACAAGCTGAAATAACACCTTTCAACGTGTCAATCATCACTTTTTGATCTTCACTTTGTTGTGCTAAGAGTAAAGACTTCTGTTCTTTAACTAAAAATGGTCTAAATTGTATTTTATCACCTGTTGACGGCACAACTGCCGTATACGAAGGTGTTTGTTGCATAGGTAAAGCCATAATTTAATCTCCTTTATTCATATTCGAAATTAATTTATTCAATTCAGATGTGCTACCGACAAAGATAGCGTTGTTATTTGTCACCTGTTTGTCATTTTTACTGCCTTTGGGATTTTCAATTTGTTCTTTT